GTAACTGATCATAAGACTTGATTTCATCATCTGCTTCTGCTTGTTTACGAGCAGCAAAATCAGCACGAGCGAGTTCACGCCATTCATCATCACCACGTGGTTCTGCCGGTTGGGCCTCCTCTGGAAACTTAAGTCCGGCTGTTGTCAATACATCCAGAGAACGCAAATGATCGCGCATATTTTCAGGTGTTATTTGAGGTAAAGCTTCTATTTCTCTACGATTTAAATAACGCATTGTATCTACTTGTTTTTTAAGGTGGAAAACTGCCTGTTTCACCAGCATATCTCGCAATTGTCCAAAAGACAAGTTGGTGTAATGACATACACCGCTTTTAACACTATCCATAACAGAAAATTTCAAATGGTCAGTACTTCCAATAACACCATTATATTCTACACCATCTCTTTGCTCAACTTGGATCAACATATCACGACGTCGCCACAACGCTTCAAAATCACTAATAGAAACTGGGCGAGGAAAAGGTGTATTGGTAGACATACCTATAACCTTTGATTGAAATATTCGCCCTTTTTCTGACACTTCAGCCATTGCTAAAATACGTGGAATATTCGACTTTAACATGAAAAACTCAAAATATGGATCAAAAGTCTTTGCATCCACCAATTGACCAAAATCATCGATAATAACACCAAACTGATAACAATAATCAGACCAAAATTTTTCATCTAATGAACGAGCATAAATCCTCTTAAATTTTGGAACATCCATGACATCAGCCACAGCATGTATCAACTCGGAAGTAAGAAAACTCTTTCCTAACCCAGTTTTGCCAGTAAGGCAAAAACAAAAGGGATCCAAACGGGCTCCCACATCTAACGATATATGAGTAGCTTTATTACTAATCTTAGTTATTATATTTTGTGCTCTCAAAAAAGGAGCAGCGACAGTTCGAGGTGGATCAGACATTCGATTAAAAATTTGCATATAACGATCCGCACGATCGCGCAAACGATTTATATGTGTACGCAATTCCGGATCGTTCTGAAGACGCATAAAAGTTTCTTCACGGTCTAAGGCATTTACCTCTACGATCCATTTTGTAATAGCATGTTTTTCTTCGTCAAGCTCCTTATAGACCTGTGAATAGGGTGCCATAATACCAATAAAATAATGAATAATATCTTGCAAGGTTTCTGTTAAGATCTTAAATAATGAAACAGCGCCTTTAACGCCGTTATTAATCTTTGCTATATTCGCAAATTTATCAGCTATTCCAGTTGCTGCCTTATCTGTATCAGAACCTTTTGGTACTTTACCATAACACAAGAAGCCTCCTATCATTGAGATAGCTACA